GAACGGGTCAGTTGTGCTGTAACCAAACACAGCATATCCGTTGGGAACACGTTCTACTACCAGCGCACTGTATGTGATCTCTGCAAACGGTTGATTTTTATAAAGTAATAAGTTATAGCTTTCGTCGGGCAACAATAGGCTAGAATTTTGACTGTTAGGACTGCTCTTTTCTGTAAAGACCTTGAGATATTGTTTGTCAGTAAAGCTGGCCATTCTGTAACACAGTCTTACATCAAGATTGGCCAGATCTGTTGACAATGCGTCGGTACTGTTACGACCCAACTGTTGATTGTAATCAATAATCCAGTTTACATAACTTGCCTTGCTGGTACCATTCCCATAAAGTTCAATGGCATACAGTGCATTTGTGTTGGTTGCACTGGCATTGTAACGATAACGACCCTTGTACAAAAATTGCCCAAGTTCATCATTGTATTTGTACAGGTCTCTGTCAACAAACAAGTTGAAAAATTCTGCAGGACGTGTCAATGCCAGCAGACGCATGACTGCAAATGGATAATCACTACTGGTCCACCAAGCAGCTTCTACCGGTCCACCGTCGCCTACGTTCCAACTCTTACGAAATGCTGTTGGGTCATAGTTACCCACTACGCTGTCAATTGGTGCTAGCAATACACCTTCGTCACTGACAGGAATAACTTTTGTTAATCCAGGTCTGCGATATTTAGGAATCACATATGGAGTAATTGGATCAGCTACCAAGCCAGCTTCTAGATCGTCCCACAAAACCAAGTTATCACTGGTGTAAGGTGCAGGGCCATAACGTTCTATCCACCAATCAGGACGTTCAGTAAATCCTAACATTTCCCATGGGGTAGTTCCAGGAGATATAGTGTCGTAGAAGTATTTGTAAATTCCGCGCCATGCACCCAGCAACGGCGATTCAACAGTACTGCTAATTTCTGCATTGGCATCTAATTTACTACCAGCACTGCTGTAATTGTAAGTGAATGGGTTGTTGGCTTGATAGTCTTGTGTTTTGTAATCTAATTTGTTCCAACCCACCCAACTTAAAAAACTTTCGCCAAGTAACTTGGTAACTTCGGCCTGTGCGTAATTTGTGGTGCGGAAGAAACCAGGAGCAACATCGCTATAGGTCAACGGAACTGGATTGCCATCTGTTTTGAGATTGCTGTAAATGCGATTTTCAAATTCCAATAATACTTCATCTCGTATGTCACCAAATGCCACAGTGATACTACCGTCGTGGCCTTGAATTACCACTGTTGGATTTACATAGGTAGAGTCCAAATATGCTTGAGGACGAAACTTAGGATACAGTCCCATTTTTGTTGGGGTATTTGGACAAAAGTTTCCAGCGGTATTACCGTACTCACGCAAAGTAATAACATCGCCGGTGACCAATGAATTGAGTATAGTTATGGTTGGACCGGTGGTACTAACGGTATAACCAAAACCACGTTCTAATAGTATAGTAACTCCATTACGTGTTAGATAAACCAATAAGCCAAGATAATTTGCTGATGTAAAATTGTAAGTTTGTACAGTATCAAATGTTTGGGTGCTGATAGGTGTCACAGTGTAAACTGTTTCAGTGTATACACTACTGGCCGGCAACATGTCAGACCAATAAAATGGATTTATGTCTGTGCGTCCTTGAGTGATTTCAAAAATAGCACTGTCAAGAATTTGTGCAACACTATCATTGCCGTAATCGTTACGAATAACTGTGTCAAGAATTAAATTTTTATACTTGACATATTCGCGACTGTTGTAGGCCAAACTTGCATAAATGTCATATTCTTTATTACGACTAAAATATCCAGTCAGAGTCAGCGGTGAACTTTGTTGTAAAATTTGTAAACCATAAGGAACAATGTTGCCCAGGTCGCGTGTATTGTTGGCGCCATTGATTGGGCCCACTAGATCTATTAAATTTTCAGCAATGGTACCGTAGTGTCCGCGTATTGTGCCCAATGTAAAGGTTGAGCTATTTTCGCTAAACGGATTGTTGCTCAGGTTAATTGGAACTTGATAGAATCCTTGGTCACTGACTTGATCGCTTAATACAGCAACTTCAATTATGTCGCCCGGAACATAGGTTTTTAATAATATAATTGTCGTTGTGGTTGCAGTAGTTGAGACAGAATAGGTACTGGGGTCTTGAAACTGTGCATTAACATACAGTTGCACCGGCGGAACCTCATTCATGTGATCTGCAATATTGACTGCTATGTCTAGTCTAAGTGGGGTTCCTTCATAGGTAAATTGAAATTGTTGGCGACTCAGGCTAGGAGTTGCTCCTGTTTGCCAACCAATCTCTCTGATAAAATCAACACGATTTTGATACTCACGCACAAATCCAAAACTAATATTTTGTGTCGAGCTGACCGAATTTATAACGTAAACAAATGTATCTGTATACAAATTGTTATCAAATACAATGTCACCAATGTTGGTCAAACTCAAATACTTCAATGCAAAACCTAACACAGGATCCTTGGGTCCGGTGCCCGGTGCATAACTTAATAATTTAGATCCAATGAATGTTGAACTAGGATATTTGTCTCGATTGCTAAGACTGATACCGGCATCATCATAAACATCAAACAATGGTGCTTGATTTATGCCAGTTTTTTGTTGAGATTCGGCCCACTCGACTCCGTCATACCAATAACTCTTGCCTTGTTGGTTAATACCGCTCAAGCAAACAACCGTTTGATTTATCAATACATCAGCATCAGATGCAGGCACCAAGTTAATGATAGGCTGTGGAATCAACGGTGGTTGAGTGTCCGGTACAATTAACTCGACCACATAAATTTTATTTCTTACATTTGCATCTTCATCGGCTGCAAATATAACTCGGCTACCTTCTGCAAACGTGTAACCATCAATGCTGTAACCTGTTGTACCGTTAATAGTGCTCAACGCATCAGTCACCGAAAAATCAATGATGTTTACTGGTTGCTTGCCTTCAGTCCCAAAGTTAAATAATTTTGTTCCAGCACGAAATTCTAAAATTGGACGGCGACCCCTGAATGCATTATCAACTACCGGTTCGGTGTTGTTGTAAGCTGCACTGGCATTGATAACATCTATATGGAACCAGCGATTACTTCTTGTCCACGGGTTTAAATCAGGACTAGCGCGGTTAATTGTGAGATAATCTAGCTGTAATGGTGCATTTAATGTGGCGTCATAATTGCCCACATCATATGGCGTACTATCAAAGGGCACTGTTGCGCTTTGTGTGTATGTTTCTGGGGTAATAAAATCAGTCACCGGTATTAGTCGAATACTTGTGCCTACACCTTCAACATAATATGTTTTATTGACATAGTTGGCTGGAATGACATTGCCACGGAATGTCACCGACAGACCATTGGTAAACTCAACACCATTGGGGCTGATATAATGTTTTTTCCCAAGAATTAAATCTACATCCAATGTAGGGCTGCCAGATTGATCAATTAACTCAATGCGACCAAACATGTCAGGATCAAGACCGTCTTGGTAGTATAGTAATTCTTTGGTTGCAGTTAACAGTGGAATTTTTTCAAAAATACCGTCAGCGTCCTTATACCATTGTGTACTACTCCACTGTGTTCCGTATAAAATTGAAAACTTCTCAAGTTGGTTAATGGTAGTCAGGTTTATTAAGTTAATAACCTGTATGGGCCCCACTGTGACGTATTCAATTTTCCAAAGATTATACCGTTGGTCTTCTGGCACAGACCCCCAACCAGCTGCATTGTATTGGAATACTAGTGTACGGCCTTCAAGATTTGAAATGTTGTCAATGCCATTATGTTCTGCTATGAACGCATCAACCGGCTGACCTTGAATTTGCTCGTAGGTAAGGTTGGTAATAAGGTCAACTGGACCTACTATTGGTAGATCATAATAAAAGTTTTGTGCAGTGCTAAACGGAACGTTGAATGTAATAGTTCCAAGATCTTCACCATTGTTAAACACGCCAAGCACATCTCTGCTGCTGATGTTTGGTGTACTGAGAACTACACCTTCTACACCAGGATCACTCTGAATCCAAAATCCCGGCCCTGTGCCAGGAATAGCGTCAACAACACTGATTTGTCCACGCATGTTAAATTGGTTGGCACTGGCATAGTATAAAGTGTCGGGTGCATCTTGAGGTACTACAAAAGTCAGCGTGCCGGTTGAGTTGCCGTTGTTGGTAACTCCAACATTATATGCATCTACGTTGCCAAGGCTTGCTTTGGTTTTAATCCAGAACGGAAATACCCCATTCATGATAAAGGTAAACACATAGGTATTACCACGAACCAATGTCAACGTTGGATTATTTTGGTAATCAATTACATAAGCACTGATACCATTGTTGCCAACACGAAAATTGATTTCTTCTTTTTGATTTTGTGCTACTTGGAAAGTATAGTTTCCGCCGCGCAATAAAGTAACAGCAGGATTGGTGCCGGCCAAGCCACTAAAGGTATAAACACCATTGGCACGACTGACCACAAAATTGTCTGTCAATGGAACAGTAGTTGCAGAAACATCTACGTCCAATGGGCCTGCTGGCAACCAGTAATACTGTTGGTAGTTTACAAATTTGTCAAAATCAACAAATGGATCCCAACTGTAATATTCGCTGGTGTAGAGTCTGTCAGCATTGTTAGTAAATGCGCCTTGCAAAGCTAGTGCATCACTGATGCCGGGATATGTTATGGCATCTTCAATTTTTTGTGTTTCGGGGTCAATTCCAATGACCCCAGGCTCTAATTGATAATTGTTGCGACTGGCAGTCGGCTCAATTACATATCGATCTAGTGGATTGACTCCGGGACCAACTTTGCGTCCTACATAGCCTTGTGTTTTTTGGAACTGAGGTTCCTGAACTAATTGATCAAGCGTCGCTGATAAAAATTGTCGATTAACCGGAGTTTGGAATATTTCTGGTAAAAAATCAACTGTGCGTACTCTTGCCATTAAATTACTCCGCTTCCTGGGGCTGTTCTAAGATTTGTACTGGTCAATGCTTGTATCACTTCAATGTTATTAACTGTGGCTGCATTAACAAAAATTTGATTAGGGGCTGAGCGAATTTCATACAGGTCACCAAAATATTTTTGTTGATTCAGTGGAACTAAAACCACGCTACTTACAATGTCGCCAATTTGGCTGTGCAGGTACGCTGCCAATTCACTGAAATAGAAAGTATCTCCAAAATTCCACTTGTCAATACTGAAATACGCATCCATGTTAGCGACAACTAAATTTTTAATTTCACTAACACTGGCTGTGCTGTTGGCAGCCTTAATTACTTTAATGGTTGCACGTAATTCTTCACTGGCCTTTTCGCCAAACAATGGTTTGAATTCTACAGTGTTAACAATCACATTATCGCTGATCATTTTATAATTTTGGAGGCCGGCATAGTCTGTTGTGAGTTGGTCAATGGTTGGCGGTTCTGGTTGTGCTACAGTGCCGGTGGAGTCTTTGATCCAATTTTGATAGGCAGTATAATAAGCCAATGTCACAACATAAAGATCGATAATGTTGGTCGTACCTGGGTCTAGTCTAGAAGTAAGCGGACTATTATGACGATATTGGAAGTACAAACTTTGGCGTCCAATTCTAGCAATAAAATCAGTACGTGCTACCAATGTGCGCACACCTGTGGTTATGTCGATCACTAATTCATAAAACAATCCGCTGGTGTAGTCGTACCCAACACTGTTGTCTATGGTTGGATTGTACGCATAAAAAATCTGCCCATCAACATATTGTAACTTAACTAGTTCTAATTCGTCCAATGTGGCATAGTCACTGTTTACTATGCCTGGCTCGACTAACAAATAGCGTTGTAAATTATCAAAGTCGACCGTAGCCTGCAAAAATACCAATTTGAGATTTGGTGTCACAGATGGCGCAACAATGTTGTTGAAAAAGTCAGGATTATCAGGAACTCCGTCATTGTCACGGTCTTCAAATCCTACTAAGACTTGGAAATCATCAACATAGCCGTCGCTTTGAACTGGTTGTCCAACAATGCGTAAACGAGTGTCTCCTTCGAGTGGTAAATTGCTGTCGGGACGACTATTGGTTTTAAGTACATTTACAAAGTCACGAATTGTGGTTCCGGTGCGGCTATCATAAATCTGTTGGTCACTGAAGAAGAAGAATCGTGTTTCTAACACTGATCCAAAATAATAGTCAAGGCTACGAGATGCTACTGTGTATTTTTCACCATCAGTTGTGGCTTGAATAAACCATGATGCATCGTTGTTAATGCCTGCGGTACTGCCGGCGTTGACCAGACTAAATGGAGCACCAACATCAAGATTGGTGCTGGTAATCAAATACCAGGTAGATGTTAGGTTGTTGTATCCAAGTCCAAAATTACGATTTAATGTAACCTGGTCCAATATGTTCTGACGAATTGATGTTGGTAAGTCTGTTACAAACAATGGAATAACTTGCGTGGCAATGGCTCCGGTAGGAATATAATTGTTTAAAACAACAGGTCCAACACCGTCGGGAAAATTTCCAAGGCCTTGATTTGTTCCATCAATTACAACTGCTTGCGGGCTGGCCCATAGAACCATTTTTTCATCAGCACGGGTAGGAACACCTGCTACTAATTGATTGCTGGCGTTGAAAAAATAACCAGCTGGTGGCACAAATTTTACCAAGCTGCCAACTACAATATATTTTTTATTGTCGCTAGCATAGGAACCAATGGATAATGGAGTGCCTTCACTGTTTTTAAAATAACCAGTTGTTTCGTTGGCTAATGTTGTGCTTTCCTGCCAGATGCAATCTAATGCACTTAGACTCGGACGTACATAGTTAGCATAGTAAAATTGTCTTGCGCCATCACCAATTAAGGCTGGTTCAATTTGATTGGTAACTACGCTGGCAATATCGTTGTTGGTCAGCCAAGTGAACTCAAAGCTGGGCAAGTTGTTGGCTTCATACAATGCGCCGTCACTACTGAATGTGTTGGTGCTAGAATACTTTCCGGTGGCATCTAATAGATCTAGATAACGACTGGTACCGATACTGGCACGATTCAATGCCTTGCTTTTTAAAATACTGTTGTAGGCTGTGAACGGAAAGTTATTATAGTCTTCGCCGTTGACCATGCGATTCTGTGTGTAGTAACGAGCAGGAGCACGTTGCTTGATTTCACCAATGGTTTCGCGGCTTTGTGCATTGGTAACTGGCTGTGTGATGCCACAGGTGAACGTAATTGTTTGTATTTGTCCTGTACGACTTATGTAGCTAATAGGAATTACTACACTTTGCATTTCTTCTGGATTGACAATGTAGGTCAACCCGTTGCTGGCCCGAACGTATGCTCTAAATGTGCCCACAGGAATTGTTGAGAACACACCATCGCCAAAGTTTAAAGTTAGTTGGTCATTGGCACGACTTGTAACACTGAATAAATTTCTAATGTCCGGGCTTAACTGTTCTACCGCTGCTGCATAAACACTTTCTACATACTGCCACTCACTGGCAATATTGCCAAGATTGTCTAATTGGTATAGCCAACGATCGGTGTTGTTTACACCCTCGATGTTGATGTTAACTTGACGATTGCTGATACGCTCTGGCAGATTAAAATCTTGATTTTGCAAAACACCTTGTTTGAATAAAAAGAAGTAGCCAGTGTTGGCGCTTGAAAATCCCAACTCGTCGTTGCGGAATAAAACATTAAATTGTCCATTGGGTTTTGGACTGGGTTCATAAACAAAACTTTGTCCAGCGGCCGTGGCATTAACCACCTCGAATGGCATGTTAACACCATCAATGGTTGATGTGTATGGAATCACTGGCAAAAATCCAGGAACTAAATTTACAGTATATTCGTCGGTGCGAACGCCAAGTATTGTGTTTCTTGCACCAGGCCGACCGATACGTTGTGTGTCAACCAAGGCCGCATTGATAATGGCTGTGAACTGCTCTTGCCAATTAAAGTTTGTTGGGTCTGCCCAATTTACAGTAACATTAGAAAGATTTGCACCAGTGTAATCAATTACGTTTTCGGTGGTTTGTACCGAAAATACCTTGAGGTATCCTGATGCTTCTGTGTTGCGCTTGGGTGTATAGCTGACCAGATTGGCCAATTTTACCACGCTGTCTCTACGCTCAGCTGTGTCTAAATAGTTTTCTCTTGTGTTCAGGTCTGTTCGAAAAGCCAGAGCTTGGCCCATAAAGGCCATGACATCAAGCAAGGCAATAAATTCTGAACTTTCAATGTAGTCGTTGAATGTTTCTGGGTAATATAAGCGCAAGTAATCTACAAAACTTTTACGTAAGGTTTCAAAATCGTAGCTTTGAAAGTCTGCTTCTCGGTAGGTTTGATAGATTCTTTTCCAATCTTCGACGCCAAATATCGCAGTTTGTCTTGTGGTTGTGGCCATGGTTATTCCCGTGTTCTATTATTTATTACAAGAATAATCTGGGTAGTTAAACGTAGGAGGCTCTACGTTGCGTCTGATCAAAAAATATGCTTAATCTTTCTGCATCGGTGCTAGGAACAACACTGATTTCTAACTGTATAAGTATGCCATTTTGTTGTGGAAATAGTTCAATGCTGTCAACAAACAGGCGGGGGTCACCGCCAGCTACACGTTGTATCTCAGTAGTCAGTGCTCGTTCAGTTTCTTGTAATTGATTTTCAAATACAAAATCCCAAATAGTTGTTCCGTATTGCGGTTTTCCAACCAGCTCGCCTTGTCGTATATTAAATGCATTAAGTAAGTCGCGTTTAATCAACTCAAAATCAACTAATGTGAATTTTTTGTTTTGATCAATGGTGTTAAATCCGATAAATGTTGGCATGATTGTATTTACACTTTATTAAACCAAACGATTTGCTATGTTCTGTGCCCGAGACGCCAGTGCTTGTGCTTGATTTACAGTGCTTGTAACTTGCCCGGCAATGGCTTGTCCTTGGCTTACTAATGCTTGTCCTTGCCCTTTTAAATTATTTAAAATATTTTGAGCTTGAGTTATGTCTAATTTTGCCAGAGTAGATTCCAATGATGGATATTCAAATGTTGGCACTGGTATTTTGGCACTGCCTAAAATTCGATTAAATGCAGCATTAACTGTGGTACGATTAACTGTGTTGCTGAATCCAGCCGCTATTTGCGTGCCTGATACTAGGTCGCCGCCACCATCAAATAAATTTCCTAAATTAGCAAAATTAGTAAGACTTCCAGCCAATGATTGTGCTTGCGAAACCAAGGCTTGTGCTTGTCCTTGTAATCCAGCCACTACTGCTTGTGCTTGTCCTTGCAGGCCCGAAATAGTACCGGTTACTAAAGATTCTGCTCGAGTTTGTAAATTGGTTAATGCTGTTCCGGCCAATCCTTGCAGGTTACCAAGATTTGCCAAATTCCCAAGATTAGCAATGCCTCCCAGTTGATTGCTTAAACTCAAACTGTATTGTGCGGCCTTGCCATAAGTGTTTAATGCCGCGTTAAGGTCACCAAGATTGCCAGGCACTAAATTTGTAGCATAGTTTTGTAAAGTGTTTAGATTTGCATTGGCCAATGCTGTCACGCCGGTGGTCACAGTATTGACGCTAAGTGCCGGAATATTACCAATTGTTCCCAGTGCTCCGTTGACCCAGGCCGCCGCTGCCTGAGTACCAAATTTACTGGCATTGGTAACCAATGCTCCAACATTGTTGGTTATTTGATTAGAAACAGTTGTGCTGAGTGTGTTAAAATTTAAATCGACTGCTGTAGTTGATACTCCAGTTACTGCACCCGAGGTCAGTGTAGTTAACTCGGTGACCGGACTAGACACCAATTGGTTTAGCAATGTATTTTGAGCTTGGGCATTTAATACCAACCCATTCAGACTGCCTAGGTTGCCTCCCAACAATGTTAATGCACTCACTGTTTGTAGTCCGCTTTGTGTGTACACCTGTCCATTGACAAAATCAACACATGGATCTGTGTATTGAGAGATCACTCCAGTGGCACTAAGAGAATCATATGCCTGTTGCATGAGTGTTGTTTGAATGCTGGTTTGCAGATTAAAATCATCAACCAGGTCGGCCAACGAATTTACTCCGCCTAGTCCTGTCCAAATCGCCGGACTATTCATCACTTCAACAAAGTTGTCTGGATTAGTAATAAATCTTTCTGATGTTCCGGGTTTTACATACCCAGCCTGCTCTAACTGAAAACAGTTAAGACCGTATGCACCAATTCCCTTTTCTTGAGAAATGTCAGTGCTGGGTTGATCCACTAAACTTGCAATTTGCGACAGTAATACTTGTACTTGGTAGTCGGATAATATTCCAACAGGGTCCGGACCCAGTGTGTTGTTTTTAGTGGCAACAATATCGGCCTGGTTGATTGGATTTTCTAAGGGAATGTTTATCAATGACGGAATACTTGTTACTACCGGTAGTCCTTGAATAACTGCAAGTACTGTGATATTTTCAACGCCGGCTATGCCTCGATCTAGTCGACTGAGTTCAAATTTTGTTAATCGTGTGGCGGTTCCGGTGAGGGTCTGCCCAGCAGTGTATCCAACCAAGCTGCCAGCGGCCACTTGTTCGTAAAAGATCAAATCGGCTTGTGTTCGTGTGGCATCAGGTGGACCGTTGACCACAAACACATCGCCACTGGGAAGAGTATATTCAAAAATACTCATTTTTTAGTAATACTCCAATCATCGGCTATTACTGGTGCGCCAGGAGGCGGAGTTGCTTGGCCTTTTTCCAAAGAAATTTTGACTGCAACCCCTTGATTATGATATGGATAAGGCTCGTGTGTTGGTGCTCGTGTCACAATACTTTCTGTGCCTGTTGGACTAACTTGCCAACCGGTGCTACTGTTGAATTCTACACTGGGTTGCAAATACTTGGTCAATCCCTTTACCACCGGCACAGGGTATTGAGCTCCACCGTTAAGGTTAATGAGTGTGCCTTTAAGATTTAACGTTAGACCTCCGTCTATGCTAGCCTGTCTACCAACTAATGCAAGTTGTCCGTTGGATTTCATTCCCAGTTTAGTCATGCTAAACAGAGTAAGATCTTTTTTGCTGGCCAAACTAACTTCTTCGTCGCCTTGAATGCTGGTTTTCATTTTGCTTTTAATGTTTATATTGTTACCAGCATACATGTTGATGTCTTCATCAGCATGAATATTAACAGTACCTTCACTGCGTAAATTTATACTATTGGTGGTGTAGACATCCATGGTGCCTTCTTGGCCAAACTCTAGCCAGGCTTGACCATTGGAGTGACAAATGTAAAAACAGTTGCCATCGTCACTCATGGTAATTTGATGGCCTTTGGCTGTTCTAATACGAACCAAATTATCGTTACCCTCAAGGTCGCCGTCATCCATGACAAGGGTATGGCCGCCGCGACGACCAATCACTGTAATGCTGGCCTTGGTGGCGCCTTCTAATTCTTGTTTGATGCCCTTCTCTCCGCCGGCACCGGCACCGAGTCCACCAGAATATATAGCACGACCGGGGGTGCTGATTCCATAACAATTGCTAGGACTTTCTCGTTGACTACTAGAACCAATAGATCCTCTGACCGGATCGTTAATTAACCCTTGCTGAAATAATATGCCAGCAACATAACTGTGTATTGGTTTTGGTTGATCATAGAATTTTGGATTTTCATTGATTGCTTTGTTTTCGTTGTTAATCTCTGTGACTGGCAGGTACGGAGCATTTGCAAAATACGTGGTTTGATTTTCATTTCCAGTTTGTGCTTTTGCCCTGGGTACAGATCCAATGGCCGGGATCATGTGATTGATGCCTTGTTCTGGAATACATCCTATATAAAATCCTTGGTTGGGATCTCCTGCAACAAAGAAACACAACACACTGGTTCCTATGTCGGGGGGCGTAAACCACATGCCGTAACTTTGTTGATTGCCTGACAAATACGTGCCAACCCCGGCGGCACCTTGCTTGGGTGTTGCTCCGTAAAACGGCGGGCAATAACTCACTGTTCGCCATAGGCTCTTGTCGGTGTAGTTAATGGGCTTGGTCTTGTCTCTTGGACCAGCAAACTGTTCAATGTACACTTGCAATCGTCCTTGACGCGAAGGGTCTACATTGTTGGTAACTGTACCAATAAATGGTCCAAATTCTGTAGGACTGCCGCCGCGATCAAATTTGTAACTCTTGGGCGTGCCGCGACTGCGTTGTATATTTTCACTCATTAAGCTTCTCTATCCATTAGTTGTGTTGTGCCTGTGGTTGTGCCTGCCAGGCCTGCATTGTAATCGGGTGAAATAGTACTTGTTGCTTCTGATGCAGGACTAGGATTAGGCAATTCATTTTGTTCTCCATACGAACTTATATTTCCGTTACTAGTGGGCGCCTCTGGTGCTGGGCTGTTGATTGGTTGTGGATCACTGTCGCTTTGTTGTCCAGAATCATCAGGAGTAGGTGAGCTAGTAATTGACCCGTCGGTTCCGGTAGCAAGCATTGATCCGTCGTCAAATGTTTGCAATGTGGTACCATCGTCAAATGTTTGCACTCCATCTGTGCCACTGGTTCTTGAGGTGCTAGATTGTGTAGTAGTGTTTTGTGTGGCCGATGCGCCAGCCACAGAACGCCCTTCGGTATTTTGTGTGCCTTTGTCTAGCTCAATCATCAGGCGACCTTCTACTTCTTGTTCAAATCTGCCTTTGCTAAATGTGTTTCTGCATTTGATAGCAGTGTAGGTTGCATTTTCTTGTGGCATGCCATCTTTGGTGCTTTGTTGATTTACATCTATAATGCCAGTGTCAAAATTATAATCAGCAGGACGATTCCAGCTTACATCAAACACAACTTCTTGACTGTCAAAGTTAATACCACCATCGCTGTTAAAGGGATTAAAATTAAAATTCTTTAATCCGCTGGACACTTCTCCTTGTTGCATCCAGGCTGGGTCTCCAACAATTTTTAATTTTATTTTGGCTTGGTCACTTGGGCTATACAAAAAGTCAGCAGCATTGTCGCCGGGCTCGTTGGTATAGCCGTCGGCACCCTTGGCATTTTCGTCGCTGGTCGGTGAATACGTTTTACGATATTGATCACGTCCTCTAAAATCTGATGTTGATTTTTGTATCTTTGGTCCATTGCCACTGATGATCAATCTGTACAAGTAATTAAAGTCTTGTTCAAAATTTAAAATTTCGTTGTTTGCACCCGTGAACCAATAGTTGTAGCGTTTATGGCTGCCACGATATCGGCTGTTTGGAAAATAATCGCTTTGCATGGTATTCACTGCATATGGAGTAATTAGATATGTCATTCTATAAGCATGATCTCTGCGCTTAGGATCATATTTAAGTTGCACGGCTTCGACGCTGATTTTATACCAAGCAGTTTGTCCATTTTTATTATTATTATTTGCTTCGACTTCTTGGGTGCCGTCATTGTAAATCACGGTTTGTTGATCGGTAATATAGGTACTGTTGCGCATGACCATGTCAATGAATTGCACAATTTGCATGCCAGCCGAAACTTGTATACTTCTAGAATTTAAATCTGCGCTTTGTTTTTCGCTGTTTAATTGATTGGCGGCCGAATTGTCATTTTGCATGCCAATTTTGTTTTTATCAGTTTCGCCTTGCCGTTTTAATTTGGCAGCGGCCAAAGTAGAAGGATTAAATTGAATCACATATTCGTCGGCGTAGGTGTATTTTCCTTGTTTGACCAACAACTGTTGATTGGTGTTTAATGCTTCTACTAATCCAGTGAATACATCCTTGGTTGCTCCTTTGGGTGCTGCTGGGGCATTGGCAGGTGGATCTGCAT